TATGTTCTGTTGCCCTATACATATAATATAGTATATGTTTTACAAATTGTCAACCTTTATTTTGATAAAAGTGCATCTAAGATAACAATACCTAGCAATACATTTAAGGCATCATTATTGCTGTTATGATTGTGATTATTGTAATTTGGCTGACGGTTGTTTAAACGATCATGCACAGGATCACCTACGACAGGTGGATCGGTTTGTAGGCCGCGATCTGTATAATAAGAACGAGCCATATGATGACAATGCCACATACCACGCCAGCCATCTGTTGTACCATAATGACAACCTGCTTGATTGAGATATCCTGGATCTGCGTGTGCTGCTGATCCTACTAGTGCTAGTGCTAATACTAAACGTTTCATTTTTTTGCCTTTTGTGCCTATTTAATTTAATACTAATATAGAACATAAAAAGCAGTGTGTCAACCTCTTTTGTTCAACTTTATTGTGAAACTTCCTGGATTTGTTGGATGCCGTGTACATTCTCTAATACGTGGATGATTTCGAGCCCATGTTTCGAACTCATTCATCATTGCACCTTGTCCTGTGATTACAGTGCATTTCTTGTATCCTTGAAAGTATGCTTCGGTTACACGAGTATTAAAGTGACGCCATGCCATATGGATGTGATATCCGTGTAAATCAATTCTCATCCTTCTTTGACCTTGACATTGCTTTTGTTAAACCATATTTGCGCAAGTCTCCGCTAAACAAACCAAGTTCAACTGCTTTACGTTCATTTGTAACCGTAATGCTTCTGTTTGTAAGGTAATATGGACAATCAATAAACTTATCTAAAAATATAATTACCTGTGTAGTCATAGGCATATCACGTGGGTATGGAATATCATAGGTTTGTAGTTCTATTTTGTTTATTATATCAAAGCCGTCATCTGTAAGTCTAAGTCCGCCTACATCTTTTTGCCTTGTATTATACCACCAAAGCGGCATATGTTCTTTTACACTTAAATCGTTATAGCTTTTTCCTAATTCTTTGAGAAATAGTTTTGTGTAAGTTACCTTGCTCATGGATCCAATTTTTCGCCTGCTGTCAATTTAAAAACAGCAAACTCATCTGTGTTAAACATATCATTTAATTTTTTAGCTAAATTGTGTGCATGTCCTGGATTACTAAAACTTGTTTTTTTATATTTAGGTCCGGGATATCCTGTTAAACTATTACTGCTTTTTAAATTAAAAGGTTTGTCTTGATAGAAAACAGCCCAGATAGCCTCTGCATCGAGAACTTGTTCGCACTTGTATGTAACTTTATTAGTAAATTCTAATTTGACAGTAGGCTTTGGTCTACTCATATGCGTATCCTTTAATATAAACTACGCATATATTTATCTCTTTTACCAGCCACCCGAGTCCATATTAATCTCAATAACTTGGTCTTGATTTAGCTTTTCGATTTTTTTATCTAGTATTTCTTCTAAATCGCCATGTAATCTTGCCATTACTTCTCCTAATGTAAAAGCAAGAGTTTTTGCTTGGTTTATGTCTAGTCTAACTTCTTTAGCTCTACTTTGTTCAGCCACCTTTACCATTTGTATAAGTTGCTGAATAGGCATAGTATTAATTGGATCTGTTGACATTTGCTAAAGCCAATTTCATTTCTAGTTCTGTTTTATATGGACCCATATAGTCATTACGTTCAACAGTAATCAGTTTAGGGCAATAACTTTTAAGCCAATTTACATTGAATTTAATTAGATAATATCCAGCACAATATACACTTTTAGATTTTTCACTTTTTGTAAACAAAGGTAATTTACGTTGAATATCAAACATACTGTTATATGGAATAGTCCTAGTAGGATATCCGTGAACATCTTTTGAAGTATCTCCTTTTTTTGTTTTAATATTTGCTACTAAGAAGTTACTGCCGTATGTTTTTTTAAGTTGTCTTTCTGTTTTAAAAAGATTTATTTTTCCAGCACTGGCTAGAGTAAATCCTTCCTCGTTTTTACTAAGTGTGCCAATTTTTACACCCTCTTGCTCTACAATCCAAAATTTATCTTGTAATACCGGTTTTGCTTTAAACGTCATTTATACCTCGCTTGTAATGGTTCAGCATATTGTGCAGCATTATCTGCAACACGTTGAAGATCCCAACGAGCACAAAACTTCATTAGTCTCATACCAACTTGTGAAATATTCTTACTTTCTGCTGAACTGATAGTATTATTTATTTCTTGTCTAATGTGCTCAGGCTGTGCGGTTAAATCACACAAAGTAACATTACGTGTATAATCATCCAACACACGATGCTCTGCACCTTCGTGATCTACCCAACGTTGCAGCATCATGTTATTCCAGTTGTAGCCTTTGTTATCTTTGTCAGCAAATGCTTCTAACAAACCTACTTTGTTTTTTGTACCTTTTTTTCTAACACCTGGATAGGCGCTAAACACATTGTCACTAGTGTCGCCACGCATACATTTTTCAAACAACATGAATTCAGGTTCTGGAGCAGGCTTTGGCTCCTTTGTCTTCTTATCCAAGACGGGCTTGCCTTTGTCATCAAAGTATCCTTCAACTGTAATAGTAGTATTACTTACCCCATTATACTGACGTACATTAGGAGCAATCAATTGTGCAAAGTCGCCGTCTGTTGAAATAATAACATGATCGTCATTGGGATGTGCTTGTATCCAACCAGCAATAAGATCATCTGCTTCTAGCACAGGATTGTGTAGTACAGTACAATTAGTTTTTTCTGTAACAAACTCTTTAAACTCGTCAAAGATTTCCCAAAACACTTTATCTTCTTCTGCCTCACGTGGACTCATTGCATCGCGATGCTCTTTGCGGTTGCGTTTGTATGGCTCATAAAAGTCTTTACGCCAACTGCGTCCTTCTAAGCAGAAAACAACGTGCGAACCGTCAAAGTCTTGCCACGCTTTTTTAATACTGTTTAGTGTAATATGCATTGCCATGCCAACTTTAGTATCAATGTCGCCACGTACAACGTGTCGAGCACGGAAAAATGTGTTAGCAGTGTCAATTAGTATATAAGTCATGATACTTCACTTTTGCCTTTTTCTATTGGTACAACATTAATATAACCGGCATTTCTGTTTGTGTCAAGTCCTTCTTCCTGTAACATGTTAAAAATAATGTCTTTGAACCAACGATCGACAATTTGTTCTTGTTCGTCACCTTCACTTCCATAACCTGCTGCTAATAATTCTTCAATAAAGTAATCATTCCAATCTAGTTCAAAAAACCCATTGCGAATGTTTTCTTCATTTACTTGCATATCCAACACATTTACCCAAGGTTCGCCTTTTTTATTAGCATATTCTTTTGGATCTTTCTTTTTGAGAAGTTTCATTTCTTCTTCTACGATGCGTATTTCTGCTGCTTCTAATGCTTCTTCTCGAGCAGTAATGCCTGTTATTTTTTTAAACCATTGTTTCATTGATATTCTACCCTTTGAATAATTTCCTCTAACCTCCAAGGTGTATTTCTAGTTGATCTTGATAAGTTATATGTTACATCCATTTTTTGTAGAATTGAATCAAGTTTATTTAATCTTGCAATTGTCTCTTTTAGTTCGTCTACAATTTTTTCTGTTCTAGGTTCTTTCATATTAGTTTCCTTATCTTTTCGTATTCCTCTTCGCTTTTGATGCCTTTTGGAATACTATCCAAGTTTTCTTTAAGTGCCCCAGGCATTTCCGAATAGGCTAATGTGGAGTCTTGGCGAGAACCTCCACCCTCGTTCCATACAGAGGTTCGCCACCTCTTGTACGTTGAGAGTGTATTCTTCCGACCTACCCCCAAGCGGCATGAGATATACAGGAACGTCCACGCCCGCTTTACGATAGGTATCAACTGCTCTACCAACTTCGTCAACATCACTCTGATCAGCAACAACAAACTTAAAATACATATCGCTGCCATCAACAAGGGAATACTCACGAGCAACATCAGGCTTGATAGCATCATCCCAAGACTCGCCCGAAACGGATAGTTTGGGAGAACAGCTAAAAGTGAGCTGAATTCGTTCGTGCTGGTTGAGATAGTTGTAGAAGTCATCGTGTAGATGCTGTGTAGTGTTGGTTTCGATTGTGACATTTTTTAGATCCTTCATACCTGGGTGTTCAAACAGCTCGACATACAACCGTTGCCAAGCAAGTAATGGCTCGCCGCCTGTAAGGATAAGATGAACATCTTGTCCATTATCCATAGTCCATTTGCCTTCTGGTAACAAACTAAGCAAGTGTTCTACTACTTCATCAATAGTAGCCAATTTGTTAAAGTCTTTAAACTCTGGATAGATACTTGCATATGTATCACAGCCTGTGTGTACAATAGGCAAGTCTTCAAACTTTTCAGTTTTTTCTACAATACCATCATCAAGCAATGCTTTTACTTCTGCATTGTAACGATTGCCTTCTGCGTGTTGTTTCCAGCGATCACCTACGCTTTTATCAACACCAAAGTTCATACAACGAAAGTTACAACCGAATGTGCGTAGGAATACACTAGGTACTCCTACGAACTTGCCTTCGCCTTGCACACTGTAAAATGCTTCACTATATCTCAGTTTCATCTTGGTGCAAACTCCTGTTGTAGTTTGATGTTGTCAAAGAACTCTTTCTT